CGCACAGGGATATACTCTTACAGGGCTGGCTTGCCTTGTGAATGAATCTACTTCCGAAGCATCTGCTGACGCTCTGACTACCAGCAATATCAAATCCGACATTCTTTCCAACCGCAAAACTATTGTTGATGCTGGCGCTATGGCAAACGTGTTGCTTTGCTCCACGAAGACCTATGCGACAATTCTGGAATACGCTGGCAGTGACTTTACGCCTACGATGAACGACGCTCTGAATGCCTCTGGACGTGTTGGATCATGGCTTGGCTTTACTGTAATCGAGGCAAATGGCCTTTCCGCTTCTACAGCAACATATTATGATTATGGCGGGGTTCTCCGCACCGTGACATTCCAGACCGCCGTTGCGGAAGCAGATTATGTTGACTATGTGATGTATGACAGTGACGCATTTTCTATCCTGACCAATTTTGAAACAACCCGTATGGTGGATTCCGAGCGGTTCGTTGGTTCTCTTGCACAGGTCGAAATGAACAGCGGTTACAGGCTTACAAATTCAGCTCGCGCCGTATGCCGCAAAACCACGAATCCGGTATCATAATTTAGGAGGTGATCCGGTTGAGCTATACAGCTTACATTGACAGCGCGTTTTATACAGGCACATATGCAGGCGTTCCGATTGATAGTACGATTTTCCCTCGCATTGCGTTGAGGGCGTCGGATGAACTTGACCGGCTTACTGTTAATATAGTCCGTTTGAACGGACTTGCAAGCTACAGCGCAGACGCACAGGAGGCCATAAAACTGGCTACCTGCGCGCTCGCTGAATCACTTGCACAGATTGACACGGCTACAGACAGCGCGGGCCTTATGGCATCATCCGAAGCAGTCAATGGATATAGTTATTCTGGAATTGATCAAGCGTCAGTAAACGCGGCATTAAGCACAGCAAGGCAACAGGCGTGGACGTATCTACAGCGCGGTGGATTTAGTTCGGTGGTGTGTATGGCATGAAAGTAATGTCGAGGCGGTCAAGGCCCTACAATATTACGCTCTATAATTATGTCTCTACTGCAAGCGGCGTAATGACGTTCCAACGAACTTTCATAGAGCGTGTATCAATTGACCTAAACTATCAAATGCGTCTCGCACAACGCGGCGTAAGCACCACTAACACGGCTTCTTTGATGATTGACTTACGGGACATTGAAGCGACAAGTGACCGCACGTTTTTAGCCTATGACGCATGGGCGGCGCTGGTTGATAAAACCGGATATTTTACATTCAACACAAATCATGATTTTTTTGTTGCCGGTGAAGCTGCTGAAACAATGCCCACAACCACAAAAGCAGAAATGCTAAAAAAATACCGGTGCTATTCGATTACTGGCGTTGGAATTCCCGCAAGCGATAGTGGAACGCCGATTATCTTATCGGTGACAGCAAAATAAAAGACGGCCCCTATTTGGAGCCGTCTAATAAATCAGGATTATCAAAGATATTTCCGATTACTTCTATATTTTCAGAAATCGTGCATTCGTTATCAGCAAAAAATATATCCTGAAATTCAACTTTAGTATTTAATTCTCCATATCCCCAGTCGGATTTAACAATATCATTCTCAAAAATCTTTTTGCCGTTTTTATCTGTAATACCAGTAAACTCGTCACGTGCTATTAATTCTAAAGAGCTATTTCTGAGTAAATAAATTAATTTTGCGCATCCAGATTGAATCTCATTAAGGCTAAATATTTCTTTACGGATTTCTCCGGTTTCTCTATTTTTGAACACAAAACGGAACAAAATTTCTCTCATTTTGATCCCTCACTTTCAATTTCTTTAATTTTTTTCCAAATCATTTCCGACTTTTCAGAATCAAATTCCCATTCATCAACGGGATTAAAAGCGTTTTTATTTTTATCAAAATGTAAAAGCCCCAAAAAATTCAGCAATGGGTTACAAGGTATTTCTAATGTTATAGAATCGCAAAATTCTGAAATTGCATTATTTCCGGAACTATATACATAATGCTTTCTATGCGGAACACGTACACGCCTATATATTGGATTTGTTAAAATCAAGAAGATAATATAACAAATTCCCAAAAATAAACCAATTGATATAATTATTTTCATTTTTGCGCCTCCTTTCTCTCGCTATTTTTCTTATATCTTGTATGTCTTTTATCTTCTGGCCACGGTGTATTATCCGGCAATATCCATTGATGACCTACTTTTACGGCTTGCGGTACTTTACCGCGCCGGATTTCAAGCACTCCGGTTTTTTCGTGGTGACCGTTACGTCTCGCCCATTCTGCGGCGGTGATTAGATTCATGCAGGTATTCCCTTTCTGATTAGCGGTATATATTCGGCCCATCGATATTTCCTAATTGGCATAGGCCGATGATTGTCAAACATCAAAAGCAGGCATGGGCTAATATTATTGTATTTTTTAACGAAATTATAGCCAGTCAAATGCCCGTCTGCAATCAGCTTTTTAGCTGTAGCGTGGTAATTGTAGTACATCTTTATAGCCTCCTATTTGGTATAATTAAATTATACTACAGATTACATAAGAAGTCAATAAGCAAACAAAAATTTTTTTATTTTTAGGAGATGATCTTATGGCATTTGCACATTATAAACGCAGAAACGTAGCAAGTATTAAAAAGCTTGGCCCGGGCGAATATCTTGTGACCGAAGACGGTACTCCGCGCGGCATGTTTATGGGGACAAACGCAGGGAATGTCGAAATCCCCACATATGATAGCACTGAAACAGCTGTAACTATCAGACAATATCACGCGGCGGCGGCTGACGCTGTCGCGGCTGATACTGACGGTATCCATGCAGCGGTTACAGATACCGGAGAAGAACAGACAATCACGACGGATATCACAGACCCGGCAATTCCGCGTAACATCACAGCAACGGCGGGAGGCACAGCCGCAGATATTGGCGCAATCCAAGTCGTAATTACTGGAACAAACTATGATGGCGAAGAAATAACTGAAACTCTTCCGGCTTTCACGGTCAATACGGCAGGGATTGTCAGCGGTTCAAAAGCGTTCAAGACTGTTACAGAAATTGTTATCCCGGCCCATGACGGAACGGGTGCGACAACTGCGATTGGTTGGGGGGACGTTCTCGGCCTTCCGTGGCTGCTCGCAAGGAAAACAAACCTCTACAAGCAAACATTTCTTAACAATGTCGCAGAATCTACAGAACCAACAGTTACAGTCAGCGCATCGGCAATCGAAAGCAACACAATTGATCTGAATAGCGCATTAAATGGAACGGCGGTGGATTCCTATTTCTTCATCGATTTATAAAGGCGGTGAATTAAATGGCCTTTTCAAAGTGGAAATTACGCAATAGTTCAGGAATCCATAAAATGAATCCCGGCGAATTTATGGTGACCAGCAATACAACACCGCCACAGTTTTGGTTTGGCTCCAGTAGCGGAAACAAACAGTTACCAGATGCAACCTACACGCAAACCATGATAGATACTGAGATAACCGCTGTCGGTGAAGCAATGGCAACCAATATCCAATATGTGGATGGTTCAAGGACAGATGAATATACGGCGGATGGCAGTACTATTTATCCGTACAAGACAATTTCAGCGGCTATCACAGCGGCAAACTCAGGCGATACAATCTATATTTGGCCGGGAACATACACCGAAGATTTGACTTTGAAACCTGGCGTAAATCTTGCCGGTCAGTCAAAATTTTCAGTTTATATTGTCGGTACAGTTACATTTAACATCGCTGGTACGGTTTGTTGTGAACGTATCATTTTTAAAACTTCTGGTGCGGATAACACGCTGAATTTTTTTGGAACCGGAGTACAAAATTTGCAGTGCCGCATTTGCAATTTTGAGCATACAAGTGGAGATGGACACTGCGTTTACTGGACAAACACAAATGCATCGAGCAAGATACAACAAGTAGATGGGAATCTTACGCAAGCAATATCTTCTGGCGGAGGCACGGCATTTACAAGCTCTGAAACTGCGGCAGGCAATATTATTATGCAGATGGCGACCGTACAGATCAGCGATAGCACAGATAATGTATGTATCAGTTTGGGCGGTGCAATCGTTTGGACGCACACGCAGGACGCTATCAACGGTCAAGTAGTTACAGCTAACACAGCAAGATTTAATATTACACTGACGGCACTTACAACCGCTACGGTTCCAACAATTGTACATAATTCCACAAATGTAACCCCGTCATTGCTTACAAGTGCCGTTATCACAACTGCGTCTGCAACTTATGCAATAGACGGTGTTGGCGCGTTTGTATTTATGGCGCTGGTTTATGGCAGCACAGGTGTTGGCGGGAACTCAACGCTTAATGGCGGCTTGGGCGCTATACCTTTGGCAATGGCGCCCATTAGGCTTAGAAGTTCGGCGTTATTTCCTGCCGGCTCGGTAGCAGCGGGGCAACTTGATGGCACATTTGAATATGACGGAACAAACTTATATTTCACTGAGGGTACAACGCGACATACTGTAAGCTGGACGTGATAATATGGCGAGCAAAATAACGACGAAAATAACTTTTAGCCCTGCGGCAACAAAAGCAAGATTGAAAGCCGCAAACAAAATGGCACAACGCTGGCTTGATAACGAAATTTTAAAGGATTCTACGCCATATGTGCCACGATTAACCGGCGCACTGGAACGGTCTGGAATCTCCGGAACTGTAATAGGCTCCGGAGAAATTGTCTATAATAGCCCTTACGCGCGTTATCAGTATTATGGAAAAATAATGGTTGATCCAGAAACCGGAGCAGCGGGATTTTTGACAAACGACGGATGGTTTTCTCGCCCAGGTGTTGCGAAGGTACTAACAAACCGTGATTTGACGTATTCAAAGCAATCTCACCCGCAAGCGACAAGAATGTGGTTTGAGGTTGCAAAAGGAATAAATAAAAATAAATGGCTTGCTGGAGCGAAAAAACTTGGAGGAGGCGGATAATGGCAGACGAAAAACCCTTAGATGCGACTGATATTACGCAGATAGTCGCGGCATTGCAAGAATGGATTAACGGACTTGAAATTATAACGGAAACAGTGCATCTCGAATACACAGAAGATTCAACCGGGCTTGGACTATGCATCAAAGCCAATGGCGGGAATATCATCGAAGAATGTATTGATAATAGTTTTTCGGCTGAAATTCCATTTATCATTTATAACACAGTCAATGTCATTCCTGACGATGCGACTTCCATCTATAAGCCTTTAAATGATTTGGGCGCATGGTTTAAAGCAAACGGCCCGCTTGGGCTTGATATCGGAGAACGCCGCACCCCTGATCGAATCATCATGACGCGCGCACCTATGGATATGACTGGGAAAGATGGTTCCGGGAATGCGACGTTTTTGGCAACCTATACACTTACTTATGATGAAGCGCCTGAATAGGCGTTATTTTTATGCTTGGAGGTTAAACAATGGCAAAAATTAAAAGCTCTTTAAGGGCCTATTTTATCAACACAGGAACGTCAGCGAGTCCTACATGGGCAAGCCTTGGCAAAGGCATTACGTCTCTCGCCATAGATTTTGGCGCACAGACCACAACGGAAACATACATTGACGAAGATGCCGCAAACACAAGCGTTGACAGTTATCAGGCAAGCGCAGGGTTGGACATCACCCTTTGGGACGCCACTACAGCCCCAGCACATGCCTATTTAGAAGGATTACGCGATACTTTGGCAACTGGTGCAGACGCAGAATCAGAAATCCTTGAAGTTGATTTGACAACTACAAGTCCATATTCATCATTTTTGCGGAGCGCTACTGTGGCGATTGGTACCCACACAATGACAGGCGGTAGCCCGCAGACTTTAAGCGGCACAGTCTATTATAATGGTGCGCCTACAGTCGGAACCACAGTAATCACAGCAGGGGTCCCAGTGTTTACAGAAACGGTTTAAAAATTTGGGCGGGATTTCCCCGCCCTATTAATTTAATTGGAGGCATTATGGCAAACGGCAAAATTAGAGTAAAATCCAGCTCAATCTATACAATTGAAGTTAACGATAATGGAGACACAATCGCATTTGACATTTCAGATACCGGCCTCGCAACAAAAATGGTGCGTACATTTGACAAAGTCAATGATTTGGTGGAAGAATATCAGGAAAAGGCAAAAGAAATTGATAACCGACCGGATGAACCATTCAAAATTGCAACAATTGAAGGCAAAGAAAAGACGCTGATTACCAAAAATCAATATGATGGCGCAACAATGATTGATGAATTGTATCAAAAGTCCCGCGAAACGCTTGATTCTTTTCTTGGTAAAGGAGCCTGCCAAAAGATTTTTGGCGACAGCAATTATTACAATATGTTTGACGATCTTGCCGAACAGCTAAAGCCGCATTTTGAAAAGATGGGAATAAATTCCCAAAATCTCAAAGCAAAAGTTGTAAACAAATATTCACCGAATCGTGAGGGCCGGAGATCACTAAAATGACCGATTACCCGGAACTGATTACGGTTGATGGTAAAGACTATGAAATTAACACCGATTTTAGATATGGATTAGCCTGCTATCAGTGCATCAATGATAAAGAAATCAGCGACACGGAACGTGGATACGGCATTATAGGTATTCTCTACAAACAGGAACCGCCAAATTTGCAAGAGGCGCTCCGGATGGCAATTAAATATTTGCAATGTGGAAAAGAACCACAGCCGCAGGAAGAAAGACAACCTGATATGAATTTTGAAAACGACGAGAACTATATCAAATCGTCGTTCATGTCGGATTATAAGATTGATCTTGATGATGTAAAAATGCACTGGTGGAAATTTTGCAATCTATTGCAGGGGCTTACAGACGATTGCATTCTAAATCGTGTCCGTGATATCCGAAATTACGACATTTCATCTGTAAAGGATGTAAAATCACGCGAAAAAGTGATTCGTGCAAAGCAAAGCGTAGCCTTGCCGAACCAGATTACCGAGGAAGAAGAAAATATTCTGGATGATTTTTATTCACAGATTAAATAACATAACATTTCCTCTTGCAACATCTCGCATAGAAAAGTATAATTGTGGAAAAGGGGGAAATGGAATATGAAAATATGCACGAACTGCGGGGAAAAATTATTAGACAAAGCTACATATTGCCCTACATGCAGGAAAAATGCTAAAAATTTTCCTATTGTTGATTCGAATGATAAGGAAAAGATTGAAGAAATTATAAGTTCTGTCCCGCATCCAGAGAAAAGAGATAAACCAAAATGGAAAAATGCATATAATGGTAATGCGAAATCGAACGATACTATTTGTTGTCCTAAATGCTATTCTACATCCGTCCAAACAAGCATAAGAGGATATAGCCCTTTAAGCGGATTCTTTGGAGCCTTGTTTTTTGGATTCTTTGGTTCCTTTTTAGGGATAATAGGAATTATATCTGGAATTATTATTGGAATATTATGTGGCTTTTCTGGTTCGAAAAAAGTGCGAATAACATGCTTGAAATGTGGACATAAATTTTATCCGGGGAAAAGATAAAAACGTAATATTTTAAATCATCTTGTTAATTCGAGGTGATTTTTTTATGCCCAAAAGGTAGGTGATAAAATGGCGGCTATTTATGATGGCAGCGTCAGAATTAACAGTAAAATAGACACATCCGGAGTTGAAACAGGCATATCAAAAATTACCTCGGGTTTAAAAAAGTTTGCCAAAATGGTTGGTATTGCTTTCAGTATTACGACTGTAGTTAATTGGGAAAAAGCAGCGAAAGAAGCCTGGTCTGCGCAAACGACGGCAGAAACCAAATTGGCGACCGTAATGCGCAAACGCACTAACGCAACAAATGAACAAATACAATCGATTCTTGATCTTACCGCTGCACAGCAAAAATTGGGCGTAATCGGTGACGAAGTACAACTTGCCGGTGCGCAACAGTTAGCTACTTTTACAACAACAACAGGGCAATTAAAAGAATTAATTCCAGCAATGAATAATCTTGTCGCACAGCAATATGGATATGATGCAACGACGGAGTCTGCCGTAGCCGTTGCAAACATGATGGGCCGTGCCTTGGAAGGACAAACTGGGGCTTTGACACGTGTCGGAATTTCTTTATCCGACGCACAGAAAAAAACGATTCAGTTTGGTGATAAAACACAGCGCGCGGCGGTTCTTGCTGAAATTATAACAAACAATGTGGGCGAAATGAATCAAGCTCTTGCAAACACTCCGTTAGGTCGTCAAAAACAATTGTCAAATGTTATGGGTGATGTAAATGAACAGTTTGGAAAGGCCATTACACAGATTGAAATAGTATTTATACCGGTGCTTCAAAAATTTGCAAATTGGCTTGAATATGTCGCTTTTTTGGCTAATTCTGTAGCGCAAGTGATCGCAAATTTATTTGGAGTTCAATCAACAGGATATGATAAAATCGCTTCAAGCGCAGCGGGAGCATCAAATTCCATTGACGGATTAACAAATTCAACAAAAAATGGAACCGCAGCGACGAAAAAAAGCAGCAAGGCAACTAAAGAAGCATCAAATAATTTGGCAAGTTTTGATAAAATCAATACATTAGCTCAAAAAACTTCGGGTTCATCTGGGGGAGCTATTTCTCCTTCCGATTTAAGTAGCACACTTGGAGTATCCCCTACGGGTGGCGCAGACAATACTCTTTCAAATAAAATAAAATCATCTCTTGATGGAATTTATTCTATTTTGATTGTAAGCAGTGCGTTGCTTGCTATCGGAACTATTCTTGCTTTTAGCGGACACCCTATTATCGGAATTGCACTTATGGCTGCCGGAGCAATTGGAATTGCTTCTGCTGGCGCCTTAGAATGGGGAAGCCTTGAACAGACTTTAAAGGAACAAGTAAGTGCATTGCAAGCTATCATTGGAGGAGCATTGTTAGTAATTGGAGCGATACTTGCTTTTTCAGGTATTGCCGTACCGCTTGGAATCGGATTAATGATTGCAGGAGCAGTAAATTTAGCAACGGCTGTTGCTGTTAATTGGGGAAGCATGAGCGATAGTATATCGAATACATTAAGCACAATTTTAGGATTAGTATCAAGTGCTTTCCTTGTTTTAGGTGTACTGCTTTGTTTTCTTGGGGCGAATATCCCTCTTGGTATAGCCTTAATAGCAATTGGCGCAGCATCATTAGCGGCAGCAGTCGCGGTAGATTGGAACAGCACAAGCAATCATATTGGCAGCACCATAAGCATAATTACAGGAATTTTAGCAGGCGCACTATTAGCTATTGGCGCAGTAATGGTATTTACAGGAGGAAGTTTGCCTCTTGGAATAGCCTTAATGGTAGCCGGAGCCTCTGCGCTTGCTGCATCAGTTGCAATAAATTGGAACAGCGTACCAAATGCGTTGCAAGGTCCTATAGGCGGAATAACTGCATTAGTCGGCGCGGCATTTTTAGTATTAGGCGCTGTGCTTGCGTTCAGCGGTGTTGCATTACCTTTAGGGATAGCTCTTATGGCAATCGGAGCGGCTTCTTTAGTTGCAGTAACAGCGTTAAACTGGGAAACAATTCAAACTGCGTTACAAGGCCCTATAGGCGAAGTGGTCGCGGCTGTTAGTATTGCGTTTTTAGCGCTTGGCGCTTTGTTAGCATTTAGCGGTGTTGGACTTCCTTTAGGGATCGCTCTTATGGCGGTTGGAGCGGCAGGTTTAACCGCTGTTGTAGCTCTTAACTGGGACACAATTATAACTGCATTACAGGGCCCAATAGGAGTTGTAACTGCGCTCGTAGGTGTTTCTTTGCTTGCACTTGGCGCGATCTTGTGTTTTTCCGGTGTTGGGATTCCTTTGGGCATTGGCCTTTTAATTGCCGGAGGTGTTTCACTGGCAGCCGCAGTTGCACCAAACTGGAACGCAATTCCTGATAAAATAAAAAGCATATGGAACAGTATTAAAGGAATTATAAATAACGATATTATCGCGGGAGTCGAATCTTTTATTAACTTTATAATTAGCGGATTTAATGCGTTAATAAGCTATCTCAATCGATTAAATATTAAAGCACCAGATTGGGTAACAAAAATAACCGGGATTAAATCGTTTGGGTTTAATATTACCCCATTTAACGATGTGTCAATCCCAAGATTAGCACAAGGAGCTGTAATACCTCCAAACCGTCAATTCATGGCAATACTCGGAGATCAGACAAGCGGGACTAACATTGAAACACCATTGGATACAATGGTCGAAGCATTCAAGGCCGCGCTTTCGGAATCCGGCACACAAAGCAACGTTCCACAATCCATAAATATCATTGCTTCTGGCGATGATGCAGGACTAATCAAATACATTAAATTCAGCCTGGACAAAGAAACTGCAAGAGTCGGTACAAAATTAGTAGTGGGAGGCGGCCGGTATTGATAACGATTGATGGAACTGCATACGATATCCCTATTGTTTCGCTGAAACGAACCGCCGCTTTCCTCGACCGATATGCAAATCGCACCGAAGATGGGGGATTAGCGAGAAAGTTAATTGGAGTATATTTCAATTATTCGCTAACCCTTGGCGGAAGTGATTCAACAACCGCCTATGATGCGGTTTGGAACAAACTTTCCGAACCTACAGAATTTCACACGGTAATAGTACCGTCTGACGATAGTACATACACGTTCACGGCGTATTTTGCGAACGTCGGTGACAATCTTAAAAAACGCAAAGACGGCAAAAATCATTGGACTGGATTAACAGTTGACTTTACGGCAAAATCTCCGGCACGGACACCATAAGGGGGAATATAGATGGAGCGAACAGTTATAGCACTGGATTTAATTGATGTAACCGCGAAATCTGATAGTTCCCCTACTTCAACGGATAAACAAACCTTTGTTGATTTAACACAATTAAAAAGTGATAGTCTTTCAGTATCAAAGTACGCGACGCTGGAAGATAATTTTTTTCTGCTTGATGGCTCTTTTGAACCATTTCCCGAAACGCCCGCAAGTGAAGATATGGGATATTGGAGTTTATCTCAATCAGACGAAAACGGCGAATTTACAATAAATCCTGTGCTTGAAATAGACTTTACTGAAAATCATACAAGCGCAGGATTGACTTTGACGTTTTTGGAGGATTACCCGCTTGAAATCAATGTAAAGTGGTACACGCTTACCGATGTTAAAATATCTGAAAAAATATTTGAACCGGACGCATTATATTATTTTTGTGATAATCAAATAGAGGATTTTGGAAAAATTACAATCGAATTTACAAAGACAAATCCATATCGATATGTAAAATTAGAGAAAATAGATTACGGAGTATACAAGGAATTTTCATATGATGAATTAGCTTCAACGACAATTAATGAGGAAATTAATCCTATATCTTCCGAAATATCTATTAATACAGCTAATTTTGCATTACACAACGATAACGGAGATTTTGATTTAACCGGATTGCATGGCGTTTATAAACTATTTCAGCAAACGCAGAAAGTACATATTTCGCAAGTGTTCGATACAGAAACAAAACAAATGGGGACATTTTATCTTGACACATGGAAAAGCCCCGACGAATATAATGCGGAGTTTACAGCAGTTGACGCGGTTGGATTGATAGATAAAACTGATTTCAAATTAGGCCAAATTTATGTTAACGAAACAGCAGAAAATATTATAGACGCGATTATGGATTCTGCGGGAATTGCGGATTATACGATTGCCGATGATTTAAAATCCATAACATTGTCCGGATGGATACCAATATGCACACACCGCGAAGCACTGCAACAGGTAGCGTTTGCATTAAATGCTATTGTGGATGATAGTCGTGGAAATACAATCAAAATTTATGATGGTGCGCAATCTTACGGCAGGGTTATACCGCGCAGCCGCAAGTTCAGCGGCGGATCAACAGACCTGTTGACCTATGTATCAGACATTAATTTAACCGCGCATAATTACGTTTTGAAAGATAGTTCGGAACAGATATCGACCGGCACTTATGCCGCTGGAACATATGAAATCCAATTCGACACGGCTGTATCTGATTTATCGGCAACCGGCGCAACAATTACAGAATCCCATCCAAATTATTGTGTGATAACCGTAAGTGCGGAAGGAACTGTTACTTTAACTGGCAAAAAATATACAGACAGCTCAAGCATTTACAATTACAGTGTTGCGAATCTGCCTTCCGGAGCTGGAAGAAATGTTGTGTCTTGCAAAGATGCGACTTTAATGTCTCTTTCCAATGTCGCGGAAATCGCGCAAGAACTTTTCAATTATTATCAATTGCGTTATCAAACATCAGTTGAAATAGAATTAGAAAATGAGTTAACCGGCGAAAAAGCGGCAATGCAGCGGGCAAATGGTACTGATTATACGATGGAAACTATTGAAAAAATGGCTATTGATTTAGTTGGCGGATTTACTGCGCAGCTCACCACATTAGGCAACGGCACAAATATTGTTTCCGCTGATTATCTTAACGAGAAATACGTCGGTGAAGACATAGGGGTGATGTAATTTGTGGGTAACACCGATCTATGACCGTGCGCAATTAGATGTAACAAATAAAACCGCAAAAGGCTATTACAATTACATAGATTTAAACCGAATCGAACAGGACTGCGATTATCTCGCGGTCCTTTTTGGTGTCACGATTACAACAAAAGAATGGACGCGTACAGATTTTCCGACATTGTCAGAAATGAACCGTATAAAAAACAATATCGTCGCTGTGCGTAATGCCTATCACACGTATGTTAATACGCCTGCAACGCCTGACACGCCGTACAACACCTATCTTAAAGCGAATGACATTGAGAAAATTTTAAACGATATAAAAGCACTGTATGACGCAAATTCGCAAGATGTATTTTACGCAGATGAAATTTATTCCGGAGAAACGATAGGAGTGATCTAATTGTCTTACGAACCTAAAACATGGGTTGACAGAGTAGCAGAGCATCCGACACGGCGCCGTCTTGACGAGACTGGAATTACAGATACATTCGATGTTGTCCGTGCCGAAGGTACCATAACCACAGAGGGTGACAAAATCAACGCCACAAACTTAAACGGATTTGATGGACGTGTTAATGACGCATTTATTGAAATGGGGGTTGATGCCTATACATGCACAAAAACCGGAACTGTTTACGATCTGAAAAACAGTAATTCTCCTGTCAATGGCAGATTTTCAGTACCTGCCGATTATGATTTAGGCGATATTTTTCGAATCAATCCAACAGATCAGTTATTCAACAAAGATTTAGCGGTTGCCGGATCTATAGATGATACAGATGGTACGTTAAATGCTTCCGCAATTGGAAACTATTCTTCCCCACTGATTATTATATCTTCCTCTACAGCCTATAAAATTGTCGGGCACACATACACTCAGCCGGTTGCAGACATCGGGCTTGCGTGGTATGACTCGTCCGGCGTATATATCAGCGGTGTTAATTACGGCGGCGCAACCGGTAACGATACATATACATCACCCGCAACGGCGTATTATATACGATATACGATTAATACAATTGATTTGACTGTATCCCTTTTAGAGTTGAATACATCTACAAACACAGATGTAACGTATACCGCCGCTACAACTGCCCAACTTCAAGACGGAGAGTCCCTTCCAGACGAATTTTTTAAAACTGGCGCAACCGTTCCGTTTATTTATGATATCAGCGGTGAAAAACTAAATTTTAAGTCGGCGGGAAGTACGGCCGAAATTTTTAACTTCCCGCTGACAATTTCAGAAACTGAGCCAACGCCATTAGCGACCGGGCATATATGGGTAGACCATGCTGATGTATCCGATTTCACAAATGTTGTTTTGGATGATTCTGCACGGGTTTCCTATACAAACGGATACTTGATGTTAATTGTTGACGATACAAACAACGGCGAAGATAATATTACTCAGCCCAAAAAGGTTTCTGGACAATCAATGACTTTCGCAAGCCACAGATATTCGCAAAACAGCGATACGCTTTCTTGGCAAACAGGAGATTACAGCAAAGCAGGAACAATTATTGACATTAAGCGTAAATACCCAGTAGTTTATAGCCGTCTCTCCGATGTTTTAAACATTGAAACAGCGTATATATGGAACGGTTCAGCATGGACAATGATTTCGCAGCAAGGCAGTTATTTAGCTGTAGCACATATTACAAACCCCTATATTACGATTTACAATCATAGTGGAGATACTTTTCCGTCAACAACGACTCCATCTACTTTGCCTGCAGGTAATGGATATGGATGCGCATTCAGCACAGACGGAATATATTTAGCCATAGCACACTCCAATAGTCCCTATATTACGATTTGCAAGCGTAATGGTGATACATTCACAAAATTAGCTGATCCCGCGGCTTTACCTACGAGCGGAGCAAATGGATGTGCATTCAGCACAGACGGAGCATATTTAGCTGTAGCGCATGATTCCAGTCCTTATATTACGATTTACAAACGGAGTGGGGATACATTTACAAAGCTGTCTAATCCAGCTACGTTGCCGGCGGGAGTAGGAGAAGGTTGCGCATTTAGTAATGATGGAATATATTTAGCTGTAGCACATTATACAAGTCCCTACATTACGATTTACAAGCGCAGCGGTGATACATTCACAAAATTAGCTGATCCCGCTACACTGCCGGCAAATGCCGGATTAGGTTGCGCATTTAGTAATGATGGAATATATTTAGCTGTAGCACATATTACAAGCCCCTACATCACGATTTATAAACGGAGTGGGGATACATTTACAAAGCTGTCTAATCCAGCTACGTTGCCGACAGGAACCGGATATGGTTGTGCTTTTAGCACGGATGGAACATATTTGGCTGTTGCACATTTGAGTAGTCCCTACATTACGATTTACAAGCGCAGCGGTGACACATTTACGAAACTATCTGACCCTGCTACGCTGCCGACGGGAACAGGAGAAGGTTGCGCGTTTAGTGCTGACAATACATATTTAGCTGTAGCGCATGATTCCAGTCCTTATATTACGATTTACAAACGAAGTGGGGATACATTTACAAAGCTATCTAACCCAGCTACGTTGCCTACAGGTAATAGCAACGCTTGCGCATTTTTAAGTTAGGAGGAAACATGTATTATATTTATGATAGAACCGGGGTAATCACATCAGCACAAAACGAAACCCCAACCGTAGATAATTATTGTATCAGCGATACAATTTTTGATCTGGACATATACACGATAACGGTTGAAGCGGTTGATTCAAACAAAAATCTAACACACTACAGAAAAAAAGCGAAACCAGCGGAAACATTAGCTCTTTCGATGAAAAAAATAAAAGATGATCTATTAAACACACAACTGACAATCGCGTTATTGGAATCAATCGCTGATTATAATCAGGGGGTGGCGAAATGACAGATTACCAATTAGTGCAGGAATGCATCGAGAAAAGTAGCTGGCCCGCGTTGCTACGGATCATGTTTGCCTTAGCGTATTGGATGATGCAAAAAATCACAAATGACAATTGTGTTGCGTTCTGCGCCTATTTAGGGTATACGTTCGACACCACGGCGAAAACAATTTCTAATGGTACGACTACATACACAATTTTTTCCGCGCTTGAAGCGGCTTGTGATTCAATTTATCCGGATCACATTATGCTTGGAAAATACATCATGAAAAACACCATTAACGCGGCGGAAAGTGAAAACTATATCACTCCTTCCGAGAAATCGGCACTGGTGGCGAAGCTATGAAACACAAAGCTTTAAAATTTGGGATATGCCTATTAGTTATTGGACTGATAGGCATTGTGTTTTGCGGGGCGAACAATAAAATTAATGTTAACCGCATGACTTCCGCCGATTGGCAGAGTTGCCAGCACATCAACGGAATCGGAACCGAAACCATTATAAAACTGAAAAATAATGTACCGTTTTATCAGATCCACGATATAGAAAAAATCAGCGGAATTGGGATTACAAAATCGAAGATTATAGAACATCATTTCTGCGCATATGATACGTGTCGGCTTGAAATTTTTGTTTTTGCGTTGTCATTTTCGTGTGTATTAATTGTTATAGGCGCGTTACTAATTATATGGGTCGAAGTCAGACGGAAATGTACCGCTGATACGTTGAAAGAATTTATCAAAAAAGAATAGAGGCGGGAACATGCCGCGCGAAATTATTATAGGAATATTATCACTTTTGGGCACCGTTATAGGCACTTTCAGCGGTATTATGACCGCGAATAAGCTAAGCAATTACAGGATCAGCCAGCTTGAAAAAAAAGTGGAAAAACACAATCAAGTGATTGACAGAACTTATAATCTTGAAAAAAAGACTGCGCTTATTGAACAAGAACAAAACGAAATAAAGAACGATATTTCCGATATTAAAATCGATATTAAAGGATTAAAGGAGAAAAACGCATGATTTATGGCATTGACATTTCCCATTGGCAGGGAAAACCAGACTTTGCAAAAGTAAAAGCCGCCGGTATCCAGTACGCAATGATTAAGGCTACGGAGGGGATAAACTATGTTGACCCATGCTTTACGGCAAACATTAAATCTGCGATTGCAGCGGGCATTCCAGTGGGGGTATACCATCTTCTGCGGTCTGGCTCCGTGGCAGATCAGGCAGCGGATTTTATCGCGGCAATCAAACCTTACTCTATTACATGGCCCGCAGCGCTGGACGTAGAATCCGGTGAACTTGCCGCGCTCGGCAAAGACAAATTGACCGGAATGATACTTGACTTCTGCACCAGAATCAAAGCTGCTGGATACAAACCAATGGTATACAGTAACCGCAATTGGTTCTATATCGCGGATCTGGTTGATATTGATCGTCTTCGTGCGGCTGGTATTCCGATCTGGTTAGCATGGCACAATAACGCTACACCAAACGATACGGACCGGTCCGGAATGTGCGATATATGGCAGTATGCAAGCAATGGAAAGGTTAGCGGAATAACCGGGAATGTTGATTTGAATGTATCGTACAAAGATTTCGGCGCATTGCCGTTTACGTGTGATACGTCAGGAACGGTTGATATTAATGTAGGCGGTTGCTACACAGCGAAGACGACCGGGTCTGTAAACCTTATCGCCGGGAAATCCGCAACATCCGCACGAGTGCAGATCATACGGTGCGTATGGCCTGATTTTATATTGTGGCATATCGTCCCAATAGAATTTCCTGGTCAAACCGTTGGCATCTACGCCGAGGGCGGGAAAAAATTGTTTACAGTAAGAATAAAATAACGGAGGTATAAAATGGATCAGTTTTTTACATGGGAGACATTAGTTACTTTGGCGGGCGCATCTTTGGCGGTCGGGATTTTGACGCAGTTTTTCAAAGACACAATTAAAATCCCAACGCAATGGTTGTCATACATACTTTCGATTGTTGTGCTGGTGCTTGCGACCGGGTTTACAACGATGTGGACAGCTCCTGCGGCTGTATGGGCACTTATACCGCTCAATGCGGTAATTGTATCGACTTCTGCAAACGGCGCTTACGCGGCAATCCTGCGGGCGAAGAACGGGAAAAAAGAATAAAATAAGAAAAGCCCTCGGAGAAATCCGGGGGCTTATTTTTTTATCTAAGTGGATCGAATGCAAGTTGTGCGAATGACCCTTCCATTTGAATTGTTCCAGGATCTTCTCCCCATCCATCATCTTTTATTACAGTGCTGGTTCCAAATATTTTGCTGCTTTTTTCATCATACCAAAAACAAATTTTTTCTGTTTTGCTTATAATGCGCGTCATATAAATATCGACGTCGTGTTCTACCCCCTTTTTATCAGTATACGTGTACCCTCCAACACCAAATTTACTTTTCAAAATTTTTACCCCCTCAATTATTTATAAATTTTTATACCTTCGATCTGATAAATTCCCTCAAAACGTCAGAAACGCTTTGGCGCGGATCAAGACTTGCCGCGTATGCTTCAAATTTGTTTTTTTCTGACGGATTTACGCGGACTCTGATAACTTCTGACAGGCTTTCGTTATTCTTTTCTAATCCGTAGAACCGATATAAATAATCAGGCAATGGATTGCCTTTCATTTTGCGTGGATGATAGCCATTGTACGGTTTTAAATCAACATCAGATATTTTTCGGAATGGAGTTAAATTGAAATAAAACAACTTGCCTTCCGGCATTTCAGCTACAATCGCGGTTGGAAGTGAATCAATATACCATGCACCATTTATTAACATAAAAATCCCCCTTAGAGAAAGGGCCGGTTTCCCGGCCATTATAGTTCAAATTTTGTAATACTGCGCTGCATTGGCCAGCAATTGGAACATATCCCGAAACATTCCTTCTCCGGTCATTTTCATTTGCGGATGCGTGTAATAAACTTTGCTTAAAAATCCACGGACGGTTTCCTCTTCGGCATATCCGTATTTTGCGTCTTCTTCTGATTCGATTACGCCACATAGGAAATTTACTACATTGTCAAGCTCTGCTTTGTCGTTCGCTGGCATCGATTTTTTCATTTGATTTTCTACAACCGCTAATGTATCTGCTGCCAGTTTTTTGATGCTTTCGGTTTTAATCATGTTAATTTCTCCTTTGCCCTTGTCGCCGGGCCGCGTTATTTTGTTCCTTTCTTTGGAACAATTATATTGTACCACGTGGTAGCCACAATGTCAATAGGATTTTGCATATTTTTTAAAAATTTTTTTATCCATAAGGTAATAGACAACAATGGCAACTCCGCTAAATTAATTTTTTAAGAGTAAAATCTGTTAGGAACGCTGTTAGGAACACAACAATCCGCATATAACCACAGCAAGCCTTAAAAATCCGTAAATGGAAAACCGGAAGTCGCAAGAATTTAGCATTCAAGCGGTTTCCGGTTATTTTTGGCGGAGAAAGAGAGATTCGAACTCTCGCGCCGGTTACCCGACCTACTCCCTTAGCAGGGGAAACACTTATGTAGCATTCATGCGGTCTGCGCTGCACGAAATAGGAACGCGTTAGGAATAGATCAAATTTTATTGACTGCTGCTATTTTGTCAATCAATGGGAGCCGATTATAGTTGTCAATTGCCGTTTTATATTGCGCATGGCCTCCCATAGCGGCGATAAGTGCTGGGTGTACATTGTTTTGCGCCAACATAGTAAAATATGTGTGGCGGCATGTTTGTGGCGGCAATGGACGTATTCCAAGCCGTCTAAGTGTAGATTTATAATCATCATAAAAATCCCATTTATTCTTATGAATTAATTTTGTTTTGCCTTTATCGTAAAAATGTTTTATAATGGGATAAATCACATCTGATATAGGTATCTCCCGATCACGTCCTGCGGCGGTTTTTTCTCCGCCTATCATATAATGTTTTTTTAAATGGACATTCTTTTTCTCAATTCCAAACAGTTCGCCTACCCGCATCCCGGTATAAATCATAATCAAAATGTATCCTGTAAATTCATTGTGTAATTTTCCAGCATAATCTACCCATAGAATACTCCGCTCTTGCACCGTGAATGCTTCTCGCTTTGCTTTAGGCGCATCGGGTAATTCTATGTACTCTGATTTGTTTATCGTCTCTTGCTGGCGCTGAATGGCCAGCGTGTACAAGTGGGACAGCAATACTTTCATATCTCGCGCCGGATAATAAGTTTTAGTTGCATTGTCAATTACTTCCTGCATTTGGTCTATTGTGATATCTGAAAATTTTTCAAACTGAATCGGTTGCATTTTATTCCACGCATAACCTAATTTTTCTTGTTGCGATTTACTTAGCCGATCATATTTTTTCGACTGTATAAATATTCCGTATAGATTGTTCAACGTTATGGAAATTGTTTCAGATTTTTCAGAGCTATCCGCAAATTGAATTGCATCTGTCTTTCTGTCGAATATTCTGGTGGACGTTTTCTTTTTTCGCTTTCCATCTTTTCCCGTATAGTAATATAATACCTTTTGGCCCTTCCAGCGGTTATCAATTGTTTTCCACACTGATCCAGTACCATTAGCTCTACTCCGCGTTTTGTGTTCGTTTGATATTTTTTTGCCGCAGTAACAACAATACACGGCATCATCCGGAATTTCCCGCTTGCACTTTCGGCAATTCATGTTTTCCTCTCCCACAAAAAATATATACAAATCGTATATAAAAAATTCGTTACAAATTTGCATTATTTATTCCACACAAAAGACAAATATTGTGCTATATTTAAATTGGAAAAAATTGTAAGCTGATGATCATTATTTAGGATGTATTTATTTCAGCCGTAGATGTTCTATGCGATATGCACATGCTTTAGACGTAACCCCACCCGAAACCTATATACAATTTTACGGACGGATAAACAAAACCGCAGTCACAAGACTGCGGAACACATAAGCGGAGGAAAAAATAATGAAAAATGATGATATACCAATTGAATTTATTGAACTTCTGAAAAAGGCAAATGGAAAATCTCTGATATCAATTGAAGAAAAGGCTATTTCTCTGTCTGGTGTTCAACCTTGTAACGCGCAAAAGCAATTAATTCCTGCTTATCTTCATTCGAAAGCCCGGTAAACAAATTTAATATTTCTTCTTTTAGCTCGTCGCGTTTTGCGGCGGGCTTATTTTTTTGCTCATTTCCGAGAAGATAATCAGCCGAAACTTTAAAATAGGTTGCAAGTTCTAAAAGATATTTTTTGTAAGACTTACTTCTACATTTTCTCCAATCATAAATAGTAGAACGCGGCAAATTAAGCTCACGCTCTATAACTGCATCATCTTTTCCGGAGTTATCCAAAAGAGAGATTAGCTTATTTTGTATATCATCCATAAAACTATACCACCTATTGTATAAAAGAAAACTTCCCGGGATTTTCCCGAGAAATATTTGCCTAAACTGTTGACATTCGGGAAGTTCCCGAATATAATAGCATTGTAATCAAACCATAGCACACCACACGCATAGCATACCAAACCGAAAAAGGTACACTTTTAGCGCATGAAAGGATTATTTTTTTCTAACTCAACAATGGAAATAATAATCTTTTTCGTGCGGAAAGTCAACCTTAAATCACCAAATAAAACTGTTTTAAGACAACAATCTACTTTATAACTAAAACCGAAATAGAAAATTGTGTAGTTTGGTGGTGCAAATACCGCGCGGCGTGACCGCGCTCCGGAGCTGGAACCGGAAAGAGTCTCCCAGCAGGCACCCGGCGGATTGGCCTGTATCCGGTCCGCTTCCCACAAATACGTCAGCCGGACGTTAAGCGGCAGGAGGGAACCGCATGGATATTTACACGAATAAATGCAAGCACGAAAAAATTGATTATGCAGATGGATATGCCACACACGGATGGATGGAAAAATTTCATTACCCAGACAACAAAAATGGGCAAGGCAAAGTAACTATCGTCAAAGTCACAGGTGATGAATTACTTTCTCGCGGTTATGAATTAGTTACACATACCGATTGATTTTAAATAGTTGTTGTGCAATAGCGGCGCTTTGGCAGCGCGGAGCGTCGCAGAAAGGAGGCGATTCAACGCAATATATTGCATCATTAAGTTATGGAAAGGACAGCATCATCATTCCTGAAATGTGCAAAGAACACGGACTGCCGTTAGACCGAATTGTACACGTTGAAATCATGGCAACGGATACCATACCGGCAGACTTGCCTCCAATGATGGAATTTAAGAAAAAGGCAGACCGGATTATCAAGGAGCGGTATGGAATTGAGGTTGAGCATTTACGCGCAAAGAAAAGCTATGAAGAATGTTTTTACCAAAAGTTCCAAAGGGGGAAAAGAGTTGGCGCTATTTGGGGCTTCCCACTTATTCACGGAAATTGGTGCAATAGCCAACTTAAAATGAATGCAATAAATAAAGTACTAAAAAACAATATTTCTTACATTGGCATAGCCGCAGACGAGCCAAACCGTTTCCACAATCTCACAGACCGCAAGCGATCTCCACTGGTCGAGTGTGACATAACCGAAGCAGTGGCAAGAGAGCGAGCGGAAAAGTTAGGTTTGCTATCTCCAATTTATACACAGTCAGCGCGAGGCGGATGTTGGTTTTGCCACAACCAAAGCATAAGCCAGTTAAGACTTTTACGCAAGCAATACCCCAAATATTGGGCGTTGATGATGAAATGGGATAACGATAGCCCAGTAACATTTAAACCTGATGGGACTACAGTCCACATGCTGGACGAACGTTTTGCAAATGAAGACGCTCAGATGAAATTTTATTAAGAAAGGAATGATTCAGCGAACAGAACACTGCAAAAGCGGGAGGAGGTGATCTTATTTTACATTCTGTTTTGCTTTTCTTGTTTGGTTTTTTACTTGCCGAATTTGTCCATACAATTATCAGTTATTTCCAATGTGTTCACAACGAAAAAAAAGATAAACGAGACGGAAAAAAAACTAAAAAATGATGAAACAAACAACAGCAAATATGCAATTGCGTTTTTAAAAACATATAAAGCAAAAATAAGCGAAGCAATTCCAGTAATTAGTTCTGCAACAAAAATTATTTTCAATTCCAAGTAATATTTTTTAGGCGTTTGAGTCCGTTTAATTTTGCGATAAACAAAAATCAATGTAGCACAAATCAAATTCGCGAGGATACCGATTCCAATTTCACACATACAAATCCACTCCCTTTTCAGCCATATTACACCAATAAGGAAATAAATTCAAGAAAGGATGTTAACCGTGCAGACATTAGAAGACATTAAAAAGATTAGCAAAACCATGTTGTCGCCCGAGGAAGTATGCCGTTATATGGGAGGCGATCCACACATTTTACGCGACACCGTGCGTCGGGACAAAAAGCAACACACCGATTCCCTTGGATTTCCGGTAATGATTATCGGTAACCGAATCAAAATTCCGAAAGACGCTTTTGTCGCAATTATGAGCGGGAAACAGAACACTTTGGAAGGAGATTATTAAATGGAAAACGAATCACCGCGCATTTGCGAGATCCTTTGCCCAGAAAATCCGCTAAAAGTCGGAGAAATTTTTGGAGTCGAAGAATATCTTACTTATTTTTATATAGATAAATATGGAGTAATGCACGACACTAGAAAAGGCACAGAAAATAATATATCTGATTCTGCAATTTATAAATTGCTTAATGGGCAAAGAAAAATCATTCGCTTATCGCAGTACAGCGAGGATGAAAATATGCTTTTTAAGGCATTCCATGAACTTGGCTGTGATTATTGGTTTAGACAAAATGAAAATTCTTTATGGGTTACTGACAGTGAACCAGAACTGAAAAACGGCGATTATGTTATCCCTTACGGATCTTATCATTTTGGCAAAGGCATTTTGCCAAGTCTTCCTTGTAATCAGATTATGAATGTATCCGATTATGTGGAAAATTGTTTTGGGTACAAAATATCTCACAAAGATTAGGACGTTCAAAGGCACTTACATAAAATTTTGAAAGGAGAGACGCAAAACGTTATATAAAGCAATTTTGCATACGGGAGACATTACAGCTGAATCAATCAAAGCAGAATTCCCAGATATCAATTCAAGAGACATTGATCAGATCATCAAGCTAAATCGGTTTTTGGATGGGAAAGAAGCAATAGTTGTAGACAGCCTTGACGGACCAAATGAATTTTGGTACATGGGTATGGAAAATCAGATTGATGCAAAAGAAGCGGCTTATCTAATGGAACAGGATTCTGAAACAGGAACTTTCATCAATAACCGGTCGGACTTCAATCAAGTGTGGGACAGCGGAAATTATTGTTCGGACGTATGGCACATATTCAAAAAAGAGCAAGTCGAAATTATCGAATCATTAAAGTTTTAGGACGTTCAAAGGCAACCCGAATACATACCAAATGAAAGGGTGTCTTTATGAACAAGTTTGAGCATCAAGAGATTTTAGCTACCTTAGCAAATCCTAAATGGGAAACAGAAATGTATTTCGATCTTATGAACGCTCAGGCCAAGCAAAGTATACGCGCTGAAACGATGGAATCTATTTGCGGGCTTAAAAATTTCTATCATCAGATTGGTGATTCGGTTATGGAAGGTTTAATGGCAGGGTGCGAAGCGATCTATAAAACGGGGTACGATCTATGAAATTTGTATCTGTTTTGATCGTGCTGGCCTTGTGGATAGGTTACCAGCGCGGAGAAGATTCAAAGATTGTCCCGAAGCATTACCATACTGCAATCAATTTTTTGTATCTTGCTTTCATGGTCGGGGCGGCGGTGGCAGTACCATGAGCAACATAACCGAATTGCCAGTGCAAAGTAATTCAAATGAAGCATTTTTTCCGACGTATTATTACGCCGATACGGACGAAGTGGCAATTCCCAGGCTCCCCGTTGACCCGGATATAGCCGCTGCGGTCATAGCGTCGTGGATACGATTGCTTGTACTCTATAAAGTGCTTTCACCAACGGATGCCGTGGAAACAGCGGTAAAAGCCGCAGGAAAGAAAGGAGAAATATGATGAAAGAACTGAAACCGTGCCCATTCTGTGGGAGCGATATGGTTGAATTTGTCCCAGATGAAAAACAGCTGATTAAAAATACCACGACCGGATTTATCTGGTGCTACTGTTGCGATTTTACAAGTGACAGTTTTTACAATAAAAAAATTGCTACTAGAAAATGGAACCGCCGCGCCGACCCGAAAAACAAGCTACTAAACAAGCCGCTAACGCTGAAACAGCTACAGCAGATGGACGGAGCACCGGTGTGGATTGAAAATGGGATGGAAAGTAAATGGTGCATTGTGGGCAGCTCCGAATGGTTTATTTACGGCTTTACAGACCCAGAAATTTGTGGAGGAAAATATGGCAAAACATGCTTTGCTTACGCTCACAAACCGGAAGGAAGCGATTAATCGTGCCGGTTAGAATTGGTCATGTTCGCACTGCGCTAAAGTTTGCCGTTTGCATTGGGTTAGGATTATTTATCGCTTCTCTGCCCTCTGGATCTATTTTAGGGATTATCGGTTCGGTTTCCCTTATGGCGATTGGAACAGTAGGCTGCATCGAAACGGAGGCATGAAATGGCGCACAAAGAATATCCTTGCTGCCGAGCATGTAAAAGCCCATTTAATCATAATGTGTGCGATAAAATATGCAGCACGTACAAAAAAAATCAGGAGGCGGATCAGCAGCACAAAGCAGACGTTGAATTTGATAAATACTTTTTTGATCGGCAAACAAAAGAAATACATTATCAACACGCGCACTCAAAAAGGAGATAAGGATGTGAGGAATAAACCGAAATGCAATCATGATTGTTTCAATTGCCCATATCCCGATTGCATCGATAATTCAGGGCACTGACACGATGGGAATCTTCAATTTTAAAAGGCGTTTTTTATGGGTGGAGATTAGAATCAATCGAAAAAACAGCCAATCGAATGCTATCCATAGGTTACGATTTGCAAACAATATGCGCACGGATGGGGATTACACGGGCCGAATATGGCACCGCTTTAAAACACAAAAAAAGAGCCGCAAGACTGTTGGCGCAGTCAAGCGGTGATAGGAAAACAATCTAAATTTATTGTATGACAGAAAGGAAGATTTGTCAAATGGGGGATAAATCACCGCGCATTTGCTCTGTACTCGGAGGAGAAGAAAATCCGCTGAAAGTGGGAGAAGAATTCGATGTTGACGGGGATGCCACAGGATATCACATCAATGAGAATGGCGTTATGACATGGGGCAGAGAGATTGCCGAAGTATGGGTTCTTTACGACGCTATCAACCACCCTGAAAAGATCATCCGCCGCCCGCAGTTCAGCGAGGACGAAAAGGCATTAATGCGGCTATATGTTTCTGCTGGGTATTCAACGTTTGTGCGTGGCGAAGTGCGGGGGCAAGATAATCAGTTAATGGTTTCTGGAAAAGCAGATTATCTACTTTATTTACCTGAAAAAGTGCTTCCTCAAATAACCATCCAGAACAGTCCATTCGATGCTGCCGCCTATCTGGAAAGAGAGGAATCAAAATGAACGATACAGTAAACCAACTTGTACTTGATTGCGCATCGGAAGTGCTTTGCATCAACGAAATGACAAAAGCAGAAATAATGTTTTCAATTAACGGAATTCTTTCCGCCGTTGAGTGCGACGGGTACAAAAATGGATACCCTAACGAATCCATGCACGTTGTTGATGGAATAGAATATCCAATTCGTACCTATCAGCCGTTGAAAACATGGATATATCTTGACCGCGCTGATGCCGAAAAACAGCTTCGTGATTTGCTTGAATCGCTGAATGCGCTGGAAAAGGAACTGATTGAGAACAGAAAGGATGATTTTAATGACACTTTATGAAATTAGCAATACATATACGGAATTCATGAACGCAATCGAATCCGGAGATATTCCGGAAGAAGCCATAGCTGACACGCTGGAAATCATACAGGGCGATTTCAACGAAAAGGCTGACAATATCGCCTGTATCATCAAAAACCTTTCAGCGGAGGTCACAGCCATCAAGACTGAGCGCGACGCGCTGAACGAAAGAATCAAATCGAAACAGCACCGCGAAGAAAGCTTGAAAGCGTATTTGTCTTACGCAATGGAGTCAATGAAAATTTCAAAGGTTGAAACCGCCCGCAACGCTATTTCGTTCCGCAAATCAACTTCTTGCTTCATCCCTGACGAAGAAGACTTCAAGCAGCGGCATACAGACCTGTGCAAGAAAGAATTGGTTGTCACTATCCCGCGGGCTGACATTGCAAAGATGTTGAAAAATGGGCAGGAAATCAGCGGCGCAGAGCTGCGGACAAAACAGAATTTGCAGATTAAGTGAGGTGCGGAATGAACATCTATGAAAAGATTCTTGCGATCATGCAAGACGTTCAATATCTTGCAAAAGACGATCATGTGCAATTCGGTTCTACTAATTACAAAGCGCTTTCAGAAGAAAAAGTTACTTCGATTATGCGCGAAGAACTGATAAAAAACAAACTGGTTGTATTTCCAATCGCGCAAGATGCAAACAGGACCGGAAACATCACCCATGTTGACACAAAGTATCGGCTGGTAAATGTCGAAAATCCGGATGAATTCATCGAAATAGTTTCCTGCGGCGACGGCGCGGATTCACAGGATAAAGGTTCTGGAAAGGCTATGACATACGCATTTAAGTATATGTGGCTCCGTGTATTTGCAATTCCGACCGGCGAGGACCCTGACAAGGTACCATCTGCTGAACTCGACGAAAAGGCAAAAAAAGAAGCTGAAAAGAAAGCACATGAAAAATCAAAAAATGCAAGCAATTTTAAGCATAAACCACTTGTATGTTCAAAATGCGGTGCTCCAATAACCGCAATGAAACTAAGAAGCGGTAAAGAGCTTACCGCACAAGATGTAGCCGACATTTACGGTGTTTGCTATGAATGCCTGAAAAAAGAGAAAGAAGCGGCAAAATCGAAATGACGATCCAATTTGACCGCGCAAAATTATCCCACGATGAAACCGGCCATTGGCTTTCAATTCATCTTCTGGATGTGATGCAAGCCCGCCGGTTCATCAGTTCCATGAAGCCTAAGACCTATGATGCAGACTTTAAAGTTTACAGAGAGCGGCGCTCGTTGGATGCTAATGCCTATCTCTGGACGCTGTGCCAAAAGATTGCCGGAGCGGTCGGAAACATCACCAAAGAGTACGTTTACCGTGAATCCGTCAAATGCGCTGGAAAGTTTGATTTCGTTTTGATTGCGGATGAAGCAGCTGAAACATTTATCCATAATTGGAACGGCCGAGGGATAGGATGGATTGCGGAGCGAACAGACTATCAGCGCAACGGATTCACACAGATTGTCTGCTATTACGGTTCGTCTGTCTACGATACGAAAGCCATGAGCGTTCTTTTGGAATACGTTGTCGATCAAGCGAAAGAACTTGATATTGATGTACGAACGCCGGACGAGATCGCAAAGATGGAGGCGTTATGGGAAGAAAAGTAGAATTCTGCATTGTGCCTTCCGGCGAATTTTGGGAAAACAAACGCCGCCCTGGTCTTGTACGCCATGAGATTTTTTTCGGTACTGGATTTCGGCAGAAGTCTATCAAGTATGGACTTGTCGTTTTCATCACACCTGATATGCATAACATGGGCGATTATGCAGTACATAACTACCACGAAAACGATCTGATTTTGAAGCGTGTCGGGCAGCGGTCGGCAATGGATTATTACGGATGGAACATACAGCAGTTTATAAGCCAATTTGGGAGGAACTACCTATGATAAAGCTGTTTTGGTTTATTTTTGCAAGGATAAGGATTTGGTATATATACCACGGTGTTGAGATTCCATATAGCGAACGTCCAGATTATTATAAATGCCCCGTTTGCTTTTGGAATACAGCAGATGAAGATTTCCCTAATGAGCATTGCTTGGGAACATCTAATCACAGTTACGGATATGATGGAACTGAATACTGGACTGAGCATTGGAAATGCCCAAGATGCGGAACAAAATTTGATGTAGACGACAGTAATTAATTATTTGTGACGCCGCTTTGCGGCTGAAAGGATAAATCATGAGCAGTAGTTCACTTTGGGTTATGGATAAAGAATACTTCGGATACGAAGATTCTGAGTTCGGAAATTCTTGGCTTTTTACTCCTGTTGCATTGGACGTTTTGCTTTGGAGGTATCTGCCGTATGTCAGAGCGTTTGACGGAGGAAAAACGCATTTCATTTCAGAAATAATGTTCCACGATACGATTAGCGGCGACATGAATGAGAAAATCAATCGTTCAGACGAACAGGCCGACCGCGTGCTGTGGGAATTGGGCAATCAGCAAGTATTTTTTTCTAAAGATAAGCAGTTTGTGTCAGACCAAATCCGAAGATTTCTTGAAGTTCATTCTGATTGCGAAGAACTCCGGCAAGAACATATTTTCAAAAGGTTCAATGAGATTTCGGATGCAATTGCCGCGATTGACGAGCAGAAATTCCCATTCTTTATCTTTAAAAATTCCAGTTGTGATGATGGCGTTGAATATTGGTTTAGCCATTACAACGAAGAAACAGACGAATGCGAGGATATCCCGTTTTCAAAGATTGAGAAATACGTTGCAGGGTTTGTCTATATCGAAAACGGAAAAATTGTAAAGTTCGTCGGAAACCCTGATTATTTTAAAAAGGATGATAAAGATGCTTAATGTAGCTGTTTTGATGGGCCGCCTCGTTGCTGATCCTGAATTGCGCCACACTCCGAACGGCATATCCGTAACCAGCTTTACACTTGTTGTTGATCGTTCCTACACGCCGAAAGGTAAGGATAAACAAACTGATTTTATTGATATTGTTGCATGGCGCGGCCTTGCGGAGCATGTCTGTAAATATTTTACAAAGGGACAATTAATTGCCGTACAAGGCAGTATCCAGACCCGCAAATATACAGACCGAGAAGGAAACAAGCGCACCGCTTTTGAAGTAGTCGCTGACAACGTGCATTTTGCCGAGCCGAAGCGCAATGATGGGCCGAGGACCGGGGACAATAATCCATATCGCGAGGCAGAAAAAGCGCCGGACGTTTCAGCAGATTCCGGAAATTTCGAAGAGATGCCATCGGATTCTGACTTGCCTTTTTGAGGTGAAAAATGAACATCATTGACTATATTCCCTATGGCAAGGATAACGCAATCAGCCGGAAAGAACTCCCAAAGGTTTCAAATATCAATGATGATCGCATAACGCGTAACGAGGTAGAAACTGCAAGAGCCAATTATGCGATTCTTAATATGCAAGACGGCAAAGGCTATTTTAGGCCAACAGAAAAAGAACGAGATTTGGCCTTGCGCTGGAAAAGGCAAACCGAAGCGCGAATATGTTCGCTTCAAAAATCACTTGGCGGAGTAAACAAATTTCTTACCGGAGAATCAGATTGTAATATAGTAGCCGTTCATGGATATGTGCGGAAGAAACACAAAACTGCGGAACCGAAAAGACAGATTGAAAATCAATTGCATTTTTAAAGAGCGAGAAGAGGTGGTGAAATGCCAAACCGGATTATCAAGGAATCCATCTGTACAAGCGACAGTATAGACCATTTGAGCATTGAAGCAGAGCGATTATTTTATAGACTGATTGTAAACTGTGACGATTTTGGCACACTTGACGCTCGGTTACCGATCATAAAAAGCAAATGTTTTCCATTGAAATCGCCTGATATCACTGACAATCAATTGATATCATGGTTAACCGAATTGGAAACGCAAAAAATGATATTTTTCTATGAAAATTTAGATCGTCCATACTTAAAAATGTCAAGCTGGGAGCGGCATCAACAGATTAGAGCAAAACGCCCAAAGTATCCATTACCAGGTGATGATAAAAGCAATCGGATATCACTTGATATCATATGTAATCAAGAGAAATCAAATGTTACCGTAATCCAATCCAATCCAATCCAATCCAATACGGAATCCAATCCAATCCCCCCTATAGTCCCCAAAGGCGAAGACGATGTTTTAAAAGAAACGAAAGCGGATGAACGGTTCAAAACATTTTGGAGCGCCTATCCGAAAAAGGTAGGCAAGGGCGCGGCAGAGAAATCTTTTAAAAAATACAAACCTGATGATTCACTCCTATCTGTCATGATGAAAGCCATATGCACTCAGAAAGATTCCGATCAGTGGAAAAAAGACGGGGGCCAATACATACCAAACCCGGCTACTTGGCTGAATCAACGCCGTTGGGAAGATGAAGTATCGCAAGGCAGGAAGGACGAATATCTCACATGATTGCGAATATTGAAGCGGAACAATCTTTGTTAGGCAGTATCGTTTTAGGCGGGAATGAAACGATGGCGATTGTACAGCAGCTAATTGAGCCAAAAGATTTTCAATTTTCCGAATTAAGGACAGTATATAACGCCTGTTTAAAGCTCTATCGAGAGGATAAACCGATTGATGGGATATCTGTTCTGAGCATAACCGGGGATTCCTATAAATCAACCATTTTAACATCAGCAAATATAACCCCGTCCATCAATCACGTAATAGAGTATGCCAGAATCGTCCGAGAGGCCGCGCAAAGGGGTAGGGCATATAATTTGACTATTGGGCTTTCCGACGCCTTACAGAGCCAGCAGGGCGTAAAAGAATGCCAAGACCAAGCGGAAGAAATTCTCAAATGTTTTGACGAACCGGATCAAGATGATACCGTTTCAGCGGCGGAAGGATATTTAAAATTTTGCGAGAGGCAGGACAGACCTAAAGAATACATTTGGACCGGGTTTTCCACACTTGATAAATACACATATTGGGAACTTGGGGATTATGTGATTGTTGGGGGAAGACCGAGTGCAGGAAAAACAGCGTTTACACTTCAACTACTCAGGAACATTTCAAAAAAATATGAAACTGCATATTTTTCTTTGGAAACAAACAACGAAAAAATTTTTGATCGATTAGTTGGAAGTTTCAACAATGTTTCACTGACAGAGATAAAAACCAATTCAATTTCTGAACAGGAATGGCAAAAAATCAGCGCCGGGTACGACGAATTTAAAAAGCTAAAATTTCATTCTGTTAAGGCAGCAGGATTCACATTGGATCAGATACGGGCAAAGGCGTTACAGCTTCACGCACAGGTTATTTTTGTAGATTATGTCACACTAATTAATCAAAAAGGTGATGGGCTTGTTGAGCAAGCCACGGTTATTTCAAAAGGGCTACATACATTGGCACAGAAAAATAATATCACAGTTATTGCACTTTCCCAGCTAAACCGCGACGGAAAGAAAAATCTTGACATGACAGCACTGAGAGATTCCGGACAATTTGAGCAGGATGCAGACTGCATTTTGCTGATGGATTACGACGAAAACAAACCGGAGGAAAGAACACTAAAAATTGCAAAAAACAAGGAGGGAATATGCGGGAAAATCAAGCTGGACTTTCAACCCGATGTGCAACGCTTTTCGGAGGTGGAAACACGATATGAATAAAAAACCGGAATTACAGATTGAGGTGATTTTATGAACAAGATTGATTATACAATCAGGGCAATGCAAGAGCTTAAAACAATGGTAAGGCGTAAGGATTATGGATTTACGCGGGCAATAGATGCAGCCATTTCTTCCCTACAAGAACAGGCAAATAGGGAAAAAGAGAATAAGCCGCTGACACTAGAACAGCTAAAACAGATGAATAAAAAACCGGTATGGGTAGTTGGCAAACGTGAACTTGAGGCAGGAGTAAATGGTTGGATGCTAATTGATACTAAATCGAGTAGCCCGGCAGCAAGGGATTTTACAAAATCTTGCAATTTTGCTGATTACGACAAACTATGGCTTGCTTATGCACGGGAGCCAGTGAGCAAATGATATTTATAATTCACGGAGAACTTCCTTCGCTGAACGAATACATACATGCTATCAATCGGAACCGCCACATTGGAAACAAAATGAAGCAAGACACGCAAGAAGCTATCCAGTGGGCCATAAGAGCGCAGATAAGACGAGAGTATAAAATTACTCAACCAGTACAAATTCGTTTCTTGTGGGCAAGCAGGACGGCAAAGAAAGATATTGACAACGTGGCGTTCTCCAAAAAGTTTGTTTTAGACGCTATGGTGACTATGGGGATCCTGCCAAATGACACCCGCAAATGGGTAAAAGGATTCACGGATGAATTTGTGATCGACCGGAAAAACCCGAGGACAGAAGTCGAGATAATTCCTTGTGAGTAAATTTGTTGGAATCGGATACGAGTTGATTGGGGGAAGAAATGAAAGCTCGAATTATTCCAGGTACAAGCCGAAAAAATCTATCGCAAATGCGCCGTTGGATAAAGCTCCTTTGTATCGTTCTACATAACGATTTCGGTTTTGGAATTGACAGGTTAAGCAGGGTTATGGACGGAATCAGTAAATTATCCGACGAAGAAAAATGTGATCCTGTATTTTGGGAACACGCTGACAAACTGTTAATCGATCAGATGAAAATTAAATTCGATCGTGAAGATTATAAGCAAGTAGACAAATAACGCAAAGGCCGGGAAAACCCGGCAGAAAGCGAGGAAACGGCATGGAAATTAATCTATACCTAGAAATGAACAATCAAATATCCGAATTGCTTCGATTAAGCGAACAGCCTGCACAAATGTACGCGGCTGCACTGATTGATGCTTACAGGAATACCGGCCTTGAACCGGAAGAAATTCCGCAGTGGATTCCGGTGAGCAAGGAAAAGCCAAATGATACCGTAATCGGCTGCGACAAGTGGGGAAATGTCGAGCCAGTGTTATACATCCAATCATTGAAGAAATGGAAGATTATGCCGAACGCTTGCGTTGAAATGGATGTAATTTATTGGCAGCCTCTTCCACAGCCGCCGAAAGGAGAAAAGTATGAACATTGAAGAAATAAAGGCAAGAGAGCAGGCGGCAAGTGGGGAAAATTGGACGGTAGGAACCGTTGCAGAAAAATGCGATTTTGAGATATTGGAGCCAGGAGCAGACAGGGTTTTTATTGCAGAAGTTTACTATCACGATGATGCCGTCTTTATTGCCCATGCCCGCACCGATATTCCCGCGCTGATTTCCGAGGTGGAACGGCTGACAAAAGAGAATGATTTAATTTCTTCTCTTGCAAACGGCTATGGATACATGGTATATAAAAACAGCAAAAGTTTTGATGAATTATTGGATAAGAAAAAAATGCTTCAGGCTGAAAATGCCTCGCTGAAAAAAGCGCTGATATTAGCGCGTGACCCAGGATTCCTTCGCCGTATTTCATCTGGCGAATTTGCGCCAATTATTCATGCATACTGGAATTACACAAGTGTCCCAAACGAAGATGGCATGGGAGGCTCTCACAACGTTATAAAGTGTTCAGCTTGTAAGGAAAATTGCGATGCTGAACATGATTATTGTCCTTTCTGTGGTGCTCGGATGGACGGAAAGGATGATGAATATGCCTGATATTATCCAGCGCCTAAAAGACGCATATTCAACCGGACAATATGCTGAAATCATAAAAACTCTGTTGCCTGAACTGTTTCAGGCGGCAGACAACAGGAAAATTGTGGCGCTGCCGTGCAAGGTGGGCGACACGGTATATGTCATTAATACAAACCGAGTTGTTTCACGAATAGAAGAAATTGTAATTATCAAGGGTGACATTATTTTTAGGTGGGCTCAATATGACGTGAGCTATAAATTAACTGAACTTTGGGACGACGGAGAATTCAGCATAAAAGAAATCGGAAAAACCGTTTTTCTTACCCGTGAATCTGCCAAAGCTGCATTGAAGGAGCGTAAAACATGATTACTTTGCCAATCAAAAAGAAATGGTTCGAAATGATTGTTTCAGGCGAAAAGAAAGAAGAATACCGAGATAACACCCCATATTATTTTAGTCGGTTTAAAGCACATTTTTGCAAACGGATTACTATAAGGCTACGCAATGGGTACCGCGAAGATAGTCCGTCTGCAATCTGCGAAGTAATACCACGCATAAAAACCGGTCGTACCGAATGGGGCGCTGAACCGGGCAAGAAATATATCACGCTGTGCATTCAATCGGTAAAATTGGAAGGTGAACCATGAACTATTCATCTATCGGTATGTCAATCGTCGCCTTGCAGCATGCTGTAGAATCAATTCAGCGCGGCTATAACGCGTTAACCGCATCTCCTATATCGGTTGATGGTTGTCTATCCGAAATTGCTTACGACGCAGATATGGCGGCAAAGTTGGCAGATAAAGTAAGAAGTACCGCGAATGAAAATATGGAGGAATCAAAATTTGAATAGGAGGGCATATGACAAAGACTTTTTGCGATATTTGCATGAAAGAAAAAACTGTTGAACATCGAAAAATCCTTGTTAGAACAGATATTAGCGGAAATCCAATTTTCAAGGTAATGGATGTGTGTGATGATTGTTACAGCAAAATCATAAAAGCACAAATAAATGAATTCCAAAAAATTCAGAATCAGGCAAAGGAGGAAGTATGACATATAAAGAAAAAATTCTATGGTTAAGCCGATATAAAGACAAAGACAAAGAAATAGATCGCCTGTTGGATGAACGCGCAGGGTGGTGGTCAAAAGCGACTAAAATAACTCCGACTTTATCGGATATGCCGAAAGCAGCTAGCGAAGAAAATAAAATCCAAACAGCAATTGAAAAGATGGAAGAAATAGACGATCAAATCAATTCAGATATAGACGATATGCAGGACATTAAAGTGGAAATTATGGGCGCAATAAAATCTCTTGAGGATAACAATCTTAGAATTTTGCTTGAATATTGGTACATAAATCATATGAGACCAATAGATATTGCGCGTAGATTGCATTATTCACCTGACGGGAAAAATGTTTTTAAAATGCACAAAAAAGCCATACAATTAGTGAAAGTGGACACCCCATTACACTCTATATCGTGATATTCTATAAAATAGAAAAAGCCTAAAGTATGATTACAAGCTTTCATTTTCCACATTCTTCTCCTTTTCGCGCCGCCCATGCGACGGCGCAGATACGCGGCCCGGAGCGGATTAACTCACGGACTGCTTATACTTGCCGGTGCCCTAAAGTGGAACCGGAACACATAGCATTGCACGGCGCGACAACGGGTGATGCTGACACGCAAGCCAAAGGGTTGCCCGCAGGGTTGATCGTCTGCGGTAGAATTTGAAATGCGGCGGTGGAAAGACCTTAAACTAGGCGCGCCGCCGCGTATTTGTCAGTTGAGAGCGAGTTAACTTAAAGCTGGCACCAATCATCTTCTCACGGATGAACCAAGGCGCTATATAGAGAAACCCTCTTGATACGCAAGTGAGTAACCGCGAAATCCGGAGCGCCAAGCTGCAGTGTCGGCGTAATGATGGAAAGTAGCGGCCAACATGTCAGCAAAGGCCGCATGAGGCTGACGCTGGCACAAAAGCTTCAAAGCCGGTAGATAATCCTACAGGCAGGCGAATGCCAGAGCAACGGTTATCGGTGGCGGAATAGGTAAACGCAAAATAAAAATCAGCATGGTCGTGTCAGACGATTTGCTGGATGCGCGGCAGTTGAGACCACGCAGCGAAAAAGGGGCACCAGGGGTGACACCCATTAAAATGTCTAATGCTGAGAAAAACCAGTTTGCAAGGTGCAAATCCTTGCCCGATAACCTTTATCTTTGATGAAATCCGCAACGCCTCTGAATATGCGCACCATACGTATATTTTGCAATAGGCACGGAATGATAGCTGCATGATCGGCTCCTAACTGGTGCATTCCGGATTGCGCTTGCTAACAGTCAAATAGCAAGCACACGTCGCGCCGCAGACGAAAACTGCGGTATGGTTTAATAATTATATTGGACGACCTTCGGGCCGTCCTTTTTCTATGGAGGATATAATGCTTTGTATCGACGAAACCTGCGTGTGGAATCAGCACAAAAAAACGAACGAGAATGTTTGCCCGTTTTCAAAGTGTATTATGGCCCAGCGCAGAGATATATATGCTGAAAAAATAGCATTGAAGCGCAAGCCGCATTTGACTATTGCAGAACGCGCAAGACTGGCAGAGCTGAATATGGAATGGAATAGGCTGATGCTGTGCGTGGATGCGGTTAGGGAGAATAGCTGATGACTAATTTTGAAAAATCTATCTTTTTTGCAAAATGCAAAGTGAACAATCGCATTGAGAACAATATTGGATTTACATATGCAAGATTAAAAAAAGGCGGATTTAGCCTTGATGAATCAATAAAGATAATTATGGCATTACTTGATTTTTGGGAAAAAGAAGAATTAGAAGATTGTGCAAAAGAAATTGGATGTAAAAATAGGAATAACCAATTAAAATATTTGTTTATGCTTATGCTTGGGATTCTGCCTAATCTAATAGAGAAAGGTACGCCTACAATTGAAGATAATTTAGATTATAAAGGGACAACAGATGAAGAAATTTAATACTGTACTTTTACCTATTCTTTCAATGTTTTTTGTGGGAGTTATAATATGGGCTATTTTTATAGCAGCAGAAATTACCAACAAAGAAATAATGTCTATGTTGTGTGTAATAGCAAGCATTAATATATATTGTTTCATGCAAATAATAGAGAACAAAAAGCATTAGACTATAAAAAGAGGTGAAATGCGGTGAGCGTTGGGAGACCATTAAAATACAAAACAGCAGAAGAGCTGCAAAAAGCAATTGACGCATATTTCAAAGATTGTGAAGGAACTATTTTGAAGGATACTGATGGGAGCGTTGTATGCGATAAATACGGGCAACCAGTAATTGTGAAGAGAAGGCCTCCAACGGTTACTGGACTCGCACTTGCGTTAGGATTTAATTCCAGACAAACACTATTGAATTATCAGGGAAAGAAACAGTTTGTGGACACGATTACGCGCGCGAAGGCCCGTTGCGAGGAATATACCGAGTCCCGTTTGTTCGATCGTGACGGCGCAATGGGCGCTAAATTCAGTCTCGCAAACAACTTCAAAGGATGGCGCGATCATCCGGCCGAAGACGATCAAGATACGATTTCCCATCTTGACAATATTCTAAAAGCACTCAATGGAAGCATGAAAGAAAGCGGCGAAGGGTAATGTGGTTCATTAAATTTTGGATTATCAGCACCGTAATAATTGGTATTGTAATAAAACTATACTTTATGGGAATTATGAGCGAATTAAAGCACAAATATCCAAACCATAAAATTGAAAAGTATGGAATCCTTGAATTGATATCGCGCAGACTTCCCGCAATTGCAATATTATCAATACCATTCTTCAATATAATTGCTGCATTTATAATGCTTATGCAGCGAGGCAAAATACTTTTAGCAACAGAAGCGGAATACAGAGAGACAAACGATGGAACTTGATTTCAGCAAAAAACAAAAGCAAATATGGAACGAATCGGTTGAGACACCGCATAGGTGGAATGTAAGTTATGGGGCGACCCGTTCTGGGAAAACATATCTTGATTATTTCAAGCTCCCCTATCGCATTCGCAACGCATCAAACGAGGGGCTTATTCTTTTGCTTGGCAACACGAAGGGTACTCTTGAACGCAATATATTAGATCCGTTACGGAAGATATGGACCCCGGCGCTTGTCGGCACAATCGGGAGCAATAACAAAATACGCCTGTTTGGCAAAGAATGTTATGCCCTGGGCGCTGACAAAGTCAACCAGGTATCGAAGCTGCAAGGCTCCGGCCTGTCATATTGCTATGGAGATGAAATAGCGACGTGGAATGAAGACGTATTCACGATGCTCAAGAGCCGTTTGGATAAACCTACAAGCTACTTTGACGGTACAAGCAATCCTGACAATCCTAATCATTGGTTCAAAAAGTTTTTAGATTCGGATGCCGACATTTATTCAATGCAGTTTATCCTTGACGATAATCCCTTCAATGACCCGGGATTTGTTGAGAATCTAAAGAATGAATATCGCGGCACAGTTTATTATGATCGGTTTATTTTAGGCCAGTGGAAAGCAGCCGAGGGAGCTATATACCGATTGTTTGCAGACCATCCGGCAGATTACATAATCGACAAAGCACCTGAAAATATATGGTTTGCCAATATAGGCGTTGACTGGGGCGGGAATCGTTCTGGCGACGCTTTTATTTGTGTTGGATTTACGAAAGGCTTGCAGGAAGTTGTAATCCTCGATGAACATTTCAAGGATGGAATAAAAAGCCCGGAAGATATTTACCATGATTATATAGACTTTGCTCGTAAATGCAGAGAAAAATACAAAGTGGTTGAATGTTACGCAGACAGCGCGGAGCAGACATTGATCCAAGGGCTTAAAGTCGCAAGCATCCGCGAAAGAATTCCGATTGAAATCAGGAACGCTTTAAAAGGTGATATCAACAACAGAATACGGCTCACGTGTTCGCTGATGGCGCAAGGGCGCTTTAAGATCATGCGTAGCTGCAAAGAGACAATCAATTCATTGCAATCCGCTGTGTGGGATTCTAAGGCAATGGAAGATGTGCGCCTTGATAATGGTACATTTAATGTTGATGTTCTTGACGCGACAGAATATGCGATTGAAAAATATGGCAAAGATTTAATTACGGTAGGATTGAGAAAGGCGGTGTGAAATGGATACAATAAGGCAATATCTTAAAAACAAAGGCTATAATACTGTAGCCGAGAGTTTTTATAGCTATATTCAAGACTGGAATGATTGGTATAAAGGATATTTCTCCGACTTCCATTCTTATAAGCAATACAATGGCACAACTTTTGTTAATCGGAAAATGTATGCGCTCGGCATGGCAAAAAAAGTCTGCGAAGATCATGCCAACCTACTGATGAACGAAAAAGTAGACATTAGCACTGGAAATGATATGTTCGATGAAATATTAAAAAATATTTTCCAGCGCAATAATTTTCGTGTTCGCGCGAATCAGCTTGTGGAAATCACATTTGCACTGGGAACCGGCGCTTTTGTTGAATATCCGGATGTGGGCGGGAGCCCAATCATTGACTTTGTACGCGCCCCAATGATCTATCCCATATCCGATGATAATGGAGATATTACAGAATGTGCATTTGCATCACTTAGAATGATTGAAGGAACAAAATATTATTATATCAACATTCACAGATTAGATGAAAAAGGATTTTATCGCGTAGAAAACAAATTTGTTTCACAAAAGGACGGGAACGAAAAACCGACTGATGAAAACGGACAATATGAAGTTAACGGGAAAACAATAGACTCTATTGTAGAAACAGGATCGACGCTGCCGCGTTTCCAAATCATCATGCCGAATATTGTGAACAATGTTGACTATGATTGCCCGATGGGAATCTCAGTGTTCGCAAACGCGATTGATGAGTTGAAAGCGGTTGATGTAGCTTATGATAGTTATGTCAACGAATTCGTGTTAGGCAAAAAACGCATTTTTGTAAGCACAGATATACTTAACCAAAAAATAACACCAGAAGGCAATTATACTCCGATTTTTGATCCAAATGATGTAACTTTTTATTCTATGCCAGACGATGAAAAAAGCAAAAAAGAGCCTATACATGAAATCAATATGGAATTGCGTTCTGAACCACATGAAGCGGGATTGCAGCGGTTCCTTTCTTTGCTCGGCGACAAATGCGGGTTAGGTGCAGACCGATATAAATTTGAGCAAGGGCAGCCTCAGACGGCAACACAGGTTATCTCTGAAAAGTCCGATATGTACCAGGTTGTCAAAAAGAATGAAATTGTACTTGAATCTGCCTTAATCGGAATGACAAAAGTGCTTGCTAAAATGTCTGGCATTGATCCTAAAAGCCTTGAAATCAAAGTTGATTTTGATGATTCCATTGTGGAGGACAAAGACAGCGAGCGCACAAGAATGTTGTCTTTGGTAACGCAAGGCAAATATCCTCTTGCGAAATATCTGCAAACATATGAAAATTATACCGAAGATGAAGCCAATGATATCGAGCAATACGCGAATAGCCAGCCTACAATTGAAACCGGATTTGGGGTGTGATTGATGGAAATGGACGAAAGCACAAACAATGCTATTGACAATTATCTTGAATCTGGAAATTCTTATGCTGTAAATTTTTTAAACAACACACAAACGATCGTAACTGAAAAAGATGGAGAAATCGATGCAATTATTGTATTAAGAAAAAATGGGAATTGCGGAATTTATGCGGACGGCAAAATGTATAGTAGAGGTATTAAAGAAATTCACCTTGATAAAATAGGTGGAATAAAATATAAATTTATTGCATATGTAAAAGCGGCGGCGCATAAATGGATTAATACAGACTTGGAAGGAATAAAGACTTTATTCGGCGGTGATTAAATGGGATTAACACCTTCTTATTTATCCGGAGTATCCGAAAATCTGCAAGAGATATATTCGCAACTTGAAATATCAATCATGCGGGATTTGGCACGGCGTATTTCAAAGGCTGATTATTTGATGTCTTCGGCACAATGGCAGACATATAAACTGGAACAGATCGGCATGTCACAGAAATACATTGCAGAACAAATCGCAAAGATAACAGGTAAATCGCAAAAAGAAGTTTTGCAGATGTTCAAAGATGCGGGAATAAAAACCTGCAAGCAAGATACAACACTGCAAAATGAAATGATTAAGAAAGGTTTATTGCCTGAAGATGCAATCCCACTTACTGCGGCGGAATCATTTACACAAGTCCTTAATGCAAATCTTCTAAAAACAAACAACTCGCTAAAGAATATGACTGGTACGATTGCGCAGGACGCAAGCGGGCAGCTAAATAAGTATATGGATCAATGTCAACTCTTAATTCAATCAGGCGGGTTTTCGCAAGACAAAGCAATTAATCTTAGTGTTGACCGTTTTGCCCGTGACGGTGTTGCTACATTCGATTATGCAAGTGGTGTAAGAACACCGATAGAATCCGCTGTAAGACGTGCGGCAGTAACAGGCGTCAATCAGGCGGCTGCACAGATTAGTGAGAACAACGCTGACGCTCTCGGTACTAATCTTGTTGAAGTCACAAGCCACAGCGACGCGCGTCCAGAACATGCGGTATGGCAGGGTAAAATATATAAGCTAAACGGCAGCAATGATAAATATGAAAACCTTGCCGAAGCTACTGGATATGGTGATGTTACTGGACTATGCGGGGCAAACTGTCGCCACAGCTTTTATCCTTATGTGGAGGGTGTGTCTGACAAACTGCCAAAAGAAAAATACGATGAAACAACATATCAGAACGAGCAAACGCAGAGATATAATGAGAGAATGATACGAAGCTGGAAGAAACGAGAATCAACACTTGAAGCCGGTGGAGTTGATTCTTCTACGGCAAAGTCAAAAGTGACTGAATGGCAAAAGAAACAGCGAACATTTTTGAAAGAAACTGGACTGACGCGCCAATATCAGAGGGAGAGGATAGCAAAAAAATGAAAAGCAAAATTGACTCACTTTTAATTGTTGTTGGGCTTACCGGAGCTGCCCCAATTATGGCGTATATTTTTTATCTCATGTTCAAATATCCTGATTTGACACAAATCAGATTTTTCCTAACATTTTGGAAGTATGAATTAGCTTTCATGGCTTTCGTTGTTTTATTTGGAATAGGATATATTCATAGTGTATATAGGATTGGGAAATCAAAATGATATATAAACCGACTGAATAGAAAGTGAGGTAAATAGTATGCCATTATCGAAAGGCAAGTCAAAGAAATCATTGCAAAAGAACATTTCCACTGAAATCAAAACAGGCAAAGACCCGAAACAGGCCGTGGCTATTGCTTATAGCGTGCAGCGTAAAGCCAAAAAGAAAAAATAGTCGTTTATCTGCATTAAGCAGGTAGATAGAAGGTAAAGAAAGGTAGATAATTATGATTTTGAAGTATGAAACTAATGGATCATGGGAATTCATAGACAACGTGAGGCAAGCAGCACATAAAGATATTGATATTGACGGACTGGCTGAAAAATATGATCCAGAGCTGCATATTTGCAGCCGGGGTTATAACGACCAGGCTGAATATTTAAATGGGGATAAACTTCCGGAAAATATCGTGAAGTCTAACAAGGCATTTTGCGTCGCAACATACATTCCAGAAGAGGGAATAAATCTCCACTCTGAAAATCTTCTCGACGAAAACAAAATGGATATGCCCGCTTCATCAATTCTATTATATCTTGAAAACTGCAAAGAATATGATGCAGTACAACTTGTCACAAATCAAAAAGCCTATTTAATGAACGATAAGGGTCAGACGATTGAGCGGCTAAATTAAAACAGAAAGTGAGACAGAACATGAAGTGCCGTAAAAAACCGGTTGTATTAGAAGCTATCCAATGGAATGGAAACAATGAAACAGAAATTACACGATTTATAAAGGTTAAATTTAGCATTGTGTATAATGAACCTGAAATATCTACCACTACGGATGAAGATGGATGGATTACCACTGAGGCTATCGCAAAAGAAAAACAAATCGCTATTGACACAATAGGAGGTACCGCTATAGCGAATAAAGGCGATTATATTGTCCGTGGTGAAAGCGGAGAATATACTTGTTGCGATCATGATACATTTGTGGAAAAATATGAGGTCTTGGGGAAATGAAATATCGTAGAAAGCCAATTCTTGTGGATGCTATTCAATGGACTGGAAACAATTGTTCTGAAGTGCAAGAGTTTACTAAAGCAAAAATTATAACAACAAAACGGTATATAGGCCAACCAGAAGGATTTTTAATTGAAATCGACAGTATACATGAACATAACTTGTGCGGAATACAAGGAGATTATATTATTCGTAATGAATATGGAGAATTTGGATGCCGTGAACATGATACATTTGAAAAGTTTTATGAGGCGGTGAACGATAATGAAATATCAGAATAGCCATCCTATAGTAGTAGACGCAATGCGCTATAATGAGAAAAACTATAATGACGTTTGTGAATTCTGCGGCAACAAAATAAAGATTTCAGAATATGGTGGAGATCCAATTTTTATTACATTGAAAGCAGATATAGGCGAAATAGAAGTTCCAATAGGATATTATATTGTTAAAGCAAAAAGCAATAAAATTTATGCATATAGCCCCCCAAATTTTAAAAATGCATTTGAGGCGGTGAATGACGATGCCGGTGCGTAAAGTTAAAGGCGGATATCAATGGGGGACCAGCGGTAAGATATTCAAAGGCAAGGATGCTAAAAAGAAAGCCGAAGAGCAAGGTAGGGCGGCATATGCCAATGGATACAAAGGGAAAGGGGGAAAATGAATTGAATGTTAAAATCTTGAATGGCATCACAAATATAGCGGGAAATAATTATCGTATGAATTGTACGCAGCAAATGGTCGCTGATATTAAAGCTGATACAACCATTGATGATGCAGCAAAAACCGAATTGCTTGCATTTTCGGATAAAGTTATAGCAGCAGAATCTAAAATCAGTCAAGACGCGATTGAAATTGTTACAAAATACAATTCTACAGACAACATCGACCCGGCAGAACCAGACGACGATGAAGAATATTATTAACAGGAGGACACACGATGAAATGGTATCTTAAACAGTTGTTCCCATTCCTTTACCGGACGCATTATTCCGATGAACGCGGAAAGCATTTTTGCGTATGGCGCATGTGGTTCGGAAAATGCTTTGCAATCGATGATGTTATTATAGCCGCCTAACAGGGCGGTATTTTTATGGAGGTAGAGACACATGGATGCCCGATGTAAGAAATGCAACAAATTGCTTGGAAAAATTGAAGGAACATATGAAATAAAATGTCCTCGATGTGGGGAAATTAATAAATCTTTTGAACCACATGAATATGAGGAAGAAGTAAAAAAATTAATTCTTAAAATGCATTCGTTGGGAATACATACCGATGAAATTAAAATGTCAACAGAAGCATATCAATTACTTTGCGAAACGCTTGGATTAAACTTTGAATTTGGAGATGGAGCACCACATTTTTTTGGCACTAAAATAATAGTTGAATAAAAGAGAGCCTTTGAGCCCCATTAATCTTAATCGATTAGTGGGGCTCATTTTTTTCGCCTAAATGCAGGCGTTAAAGCATTATTCGACCCATAAGTTAAGTCGTTAAACTGCCTAAATTCGTCCACTCACAGGACGTTAAAGAGGGAGTAATAATATGGCATTTACCCGTAGAGCGTTGAAAGATATCGGCGTTACTGATGAACAGCTTGACAAAATCATGGCTTTGCACGGCACATCACTGGCGGATTATCAGCTGAAATCTGAATTTGATGATGCGGTAAAAACCGAAGTAGATAAGCAGATCGGAGAACAAAAAAAGCAGTTCGATGGTATCGATCTTGAAACGTTGAAAACCCAAGCGGCGCAGTCCGAAAAACTACAGTCTGAAATTAGCAACATGAAACTCGGCTATACCATTGAAAGCCGCCTGATGAAAGAACGCGCGGTAAACCCGAAAGCTGTTTCCGCATTGCTGGATATGTCCAAAATCGCGACTGATGAAAAAGGCGAAATCACTGGCCTTGACGAACAGATCACAGAGTTGAAAGAAACGGAAAAATGGGCTTTTGAGCAGCCTGCAGCACCCGGAGCTGGAGGACTTAGGCAATCAGGAGGTATTCCAACGCCAAACGCAGATCAGCAGTATTTAAATGACAAGTATGGTAAAAACCCATACTTCAAACCCAAAACATAGAAATGAGGTAATTACATGTCAGTTCTTTATAATTCCGTATATGTTGATGAAAAATACGCATCTATCCTTGAGCCAAATCTATTTTACTCGAATGTTTTTCAGCCGAACGTGACGTTCACAGACAAATATCAGACTGGACCTGCCGGTGGCCTTTATGTCCATAAACCTGGTATCAGTTCTATCACTCCGGGTACTCCTGGCCGTGATTTTTCTGACGCAAACGTTGCGGATACGTTGGTACAGATCACATTGAACAATAACTTCATGCGCTCCCGTAAAATTTTCGGTGTTCAGGCCGCAGCTGTCGGATTTCCAAAAGCAGAAGCAGAATTGTCCCTTGCAATTCAGGAATGCGCACAGGGATATACTCTTACAGGGCTGGCTTGCCTTGTGAATGAATCTACTTCCGAAGCATCTGCTGACGCTCTGACTACCAGCAATATCAAATCCGACATTCTTTCCAACCGCAAAACTATTGTT